GACACCTACGCTGAACTCTTTTCGGACATGGGTTCGACTCCCATCGCCTCCACCATGAAGAAAGAACGTCATTTCGTTGAGAAATGACGTTCTTTTCTTTATCATGGTAACATTTTTGGTAACACACCGCTGAAAAACAGCTTTATAAACGCAAAAACATCCCCGAGGAACCGTCAGGATCCCCGGGGATGGTGCTATGTATGGCCGTTTTGGGCAGCGCGGCCACGGTGGTGATACCGGCGTTGATCACTCAGACAAAGAGACAATCTTCCGCATTACTAGCTCATACTCTTTCGGGTACACCATCTTTATTGCTTTCATGTGCTCGTCAAGCACCTGCATCAGACCGCCAAATGGCACAGAGCTGGCAGCCGCCACAAAGTCGCTTTGCGGTTCCGCTGCCGTGGAGTACGCCGCCGCATAAGTCGCGGGCGGCAGTGCCTGGATCTGCGTTTCAGGTGCGTGTGCTTCTTCCAGCTCGTCCCGCACAGTGCAGAGGGCGGCAAGCTTCTCCACGCTCTGCCAGTCCGTCGAACCGCATTTCAGCTTGTGAATGTGGGTGTTGATCTCGTCAATGTCCATGCCTGCCGCCCCCTTTCTTATGCGTTGCGCAAGATGTCAGCGGCCCGCTTGTAGGCATCACGCTCTGCACCGGTGGCCTCCTGCATCATGTCCTCGATGTCAGAGATCATACGCTCACGGCCATCCGTGCGGGAGTAGTGCCCGCGCACATAGTGACGGCCTCGGTTGGCATAGCTGTTGCCCCGGTTATAACCGTTTCCGGCATCATGGCCGAAAGTCCCGCGCATGTCAGCTTCCCACTCGCCCGCACGGCTGTACTCGCCGCCCTCGCAGTAGTCCTCGATGCGGTGGATGTCCAGAATGATGTCCACGATCTCGCCGATCATCTCAACATCACCCGGGGATCGGTTCTTTTTGTCGGTCAGCTCCATGAGCTCTTCGCACATCTCATCCTTCAGATGATTCAGTTTATCCAGCATGACTTTATCTCCTTTCTTATGCTACCCGCTCAACAATCAAATTGCTGTTTGCAATGCTGACTGCCTGCGTACTGGTGTTCTTAACCGCCACGGTCACGCAGCAGCCGCGCGGCACCTCGATGAACGCGGCCACGAAAACGTTGAAGAAATTTTCGACTGCCGCCGGGGTGACAATGGCTGTCGCACTGGTCAGCGACTCACCGCCGACAGCCAGCGCCACGGAAATGGGTCCAACAGTGCCGCCAGTGGGAATGGCGATATTGCCGCCAAAGCTTACCTTGAAGCGCGCTTTGCATTGATTGGTCAGACCCCGCAGGGTCACAAGGCCGCTGCCCTCACGGTGCATGATGCAGGCAGGGGCTTTCACCGCGGTCTCAGTCAGGGGAAGGTTTTCACCCGCCGCCACGATGACGGTGTTGGAGTTGCTAAATTCAGCCATTATCCGAAACCTCCTTTTCTGCACAAACAGGCGCATTTACCGCATAAACGGTTTTTAAAATATCCATCCAAGAATTGGATGGATCTGCTTTTTCCGTATCAAGCAGGGTTTTCAAAATGAAAACATAAGTGTTCAATTCCATCATGCTCATTTTGTTCTTATCCATGCTGTACAGATAATCTACAAACTGCTGTTTCAGCTCTGCTACGGTCATTCAAATACTCCTTTCATAGAAAAACGCCGGGACTTTTGCCCCGGCGCTCTGGTTTGCAAAATCAGCTCAGGGGCTGAACATTTTCCATTTTGGAAAAAGTTGCCGTGATTCGGTTATGCGCAGTTGCCGCAGCCAGTCCCACAGCCATAGTAAATGGCGTTGGGGTTGGGCACCTGATAGGCAGGCACGGGAGCTTTCTGCTGCAGAGTCCCGATGATCTGGTTGGTCTGCGCGTTCATCGCGGTGGTCAGGAACGCGCTCTGGCGATCCTGAGAAGCAGCCCGGCGCAGCTCGTTGTTCTCGCTCTGCAGGGTGGCGATCTTATCGTTGGTCAGGAAGTCGAGCACCGCGCGGGTGTTGCTGTTCTGATTCTCGATGATGTCCCGGGTGTTGTTGTTCATGGCGTTCTGCGTTGCGCAGAAGCCCTGCTGCATCTGGTTCCGGGTGTCGCACTCCTGAGTGGCCAGATTGTAGTTAACGCCCTGGATCGCGGTCTGGGTCTTGCAGCAGCAGTCTGCCAGCTGTGTAGCCAGAGCATTCTGACCCTGCATCAGCGCAACGTTGGTGCCGTTGAAGCCCTGCTGCATGGCGTTGGTGACACCGTTCAGGCCCTGCTGCACGCCGTTGAAGCCCTGAAGCATCCCGGTGTTCATGGCATAGAAGCCGTCACACAGGCCGCTTTCCAGCCCGTTCAGCTTGTTCATGACGCTCTGGTTGTCGAAGCCGCGCTGCAGGTCCGCCTGTGTTACGGCGCTGGTCATATAAGGCGAAGCGCCGCCCATGCCGCCGCCCCAGCCAAAGCCGCCCATGCCGCCCCAGCCGAACATGCCGAAGATCAGAAAGAGGACGATCCAGCCCATCCAGTCGCCGCCCCAGCCATTGAGGCCGTTGCTGTAGCCGTTGGCGGGCTGTACCGGCATAGTCAGAACCGTGCTATCAGAAGAAAGAGACATAGTTTTACTCCTTTACGTTAGATTTTGAAATTTATTCTAAATGCGGCCGCATTTTAGAATCCAAACATATTTTTCATGCCGTTGAGCATCGGCGCGATCTGCTGCGCCCGCTGCTGAATGGCGTTGAGCTGCTGCTGTGAGAGCTGGCCGGAGGTGAGCATCTGGTTTATCATCTCCTGCGGGTTCTTTCCCTGCATCTGGCCCATAAACTGCTGGAACTGCCCGCCAATAGGGTTCTGAGCCTGTCGGCCCATCGAATTAAACAAGCTGCTGCCCATCGTTTAGCCCTCCTTTTCCGGCTCTGGTGCTTCTTGCTTCTCCAACGCCGCCAGCTTTGCCGCCAACTCGTCGAACTCCTTGCGGGTGACATACTCCCCGCCTGCGGCTTGCGTGGCTGCAATCGACGCTTTGGGGCCGCTGGTGCGCTCTTTGTAATCGTAAATGCGAAGAGGGAACGGCCTGCCGTCCTGCCCAACCTCTTTAATGTAGAAGGTATCGGAATCGGCATCCAGTAAAAGCACTCGGCTCCCGTTGGCTACCAGATAGCCACGAGCTGCCGCTTCGCCCTGTACCCAGATAAAGCCGCTGTCAGTCGGTGCGGCCTGCCCCTGCATTGTCGGCATCATGACGGGCTGGGGCTGGTACTGTGCTGCCCTGAGCTGTTCAAGCTGCCCCTGCGGCTGTTGCGGGTAAAACACTTGCGGGTATCCGTTATAAATCGGCATCGTTTTCCTCCTTGTACCAGTAGTAGATCGGGCATTCTGCGCCACTGTCCCAGCTGTCCCACCACGCGCCGTCGATGACGGTCAGAACGTGGCCGGAGCAGCCCAGCACATACACACCGCGAGGGTACTCCCGAGCAAAATCTGCCACGGTGTAACAGATGGCGCAATCCGCTTCAACCATGCTGCGCTTGAACCCGCGTTTTTGGAGGTATGCGCCCCATGTGCGGTTGGCGCTGGGCATATCGCCGATGATAAAGCCAGTAAGCGCAAGCCCAAGGTAAGCTTTCTCCCAGTCTTGGCCCGTTGCGGCTGCCACGGCCCGCACTACGCAGTCCCCGACGCTGCTCCCGCGCGGGTTCGGGTTAAACTTGTGCCACATGGTGCGCCCCTCCCTTTGCGACCATAGTACCTTTTCTGCCGAATCCGTGCGTTAAACGAACGTCAAACGAAGGACAAAAAAGAAAAGCGCCCACACGGCACAGAACCGTATGAGCGCTCGAGCATTCGCACGCAATGCGTATAAAATTTTCAAAAAGCCTTGACATTTACACGCAATGCGTGTATAATAAGGACAGTGAAAGACACAAGCACACAACAACATGGAGGCACAAAATTATGAGAAACGCTATTGAAATCGCCGCTGATATCCGCAAGTCCGATGTCTGGGATTACGAGCTGTGCACCGAGCTGTGCAAAGCAGCTGACATGGAAGAAGAGTGGGAAGCCGCATCCGCTGGCGATTACGACTGGAACGACTCGAATCGCGGCCCCTCGTTTGAAGAAGTCGTTGAAGCCGCTGCCGAAAAACTGGGCGTTGAGATCTACTAAATAAAAAATCCCCCGCCCGATGCTTGCCACACCGAACGGGGGATTTTGTGAAAGACACCTCACATGGAGGTGTACGTTTATCCTATCACACGAAAGAAAGGAAGTCAATCATGTATACCAAAGCAGAGCTTTTTACTATGGCCGCAGAGCAGCCGAAGGAAATCTTTTCCAACAACATTACTCTGAGCGTACCGGATGACACTTCTGACTGCGTTGATCTGGACGCTGAGAAGGAAAGGCTGTCCAACATCTGGGAGCTGGCGCACTTGTCCATGCGGGAGCTGGTTTCACGCACTCGCCTGTCTCAGACCACTTTTGCAAAGCAGGCGGGCATCCCGCTGCGAACCGTGCAGGACTGGTGCTGTGAAAAGCGTGCGTGTCCGGCATACGTCCGCTTCCTGCTGGCCGAGCACTATGGGCTGATCTGAGGGGGATTCCGATATGGCAGCAAAAGACTTGACGGGTCATACTTTTGGGAGCTGGGTCGTGATAGGTGCATCCGAAAAGAGCGGCTATGTGAAGTGCCGCTGCGAATGCGGCACCGTGAAAGATGTCTACATACAGTCTCTTAAAAACGGGAAAAGTACAGGCTGTCAGGCTTGTGCAAATGGCCGTATGGCAGGACAGCGCAGTCAGGAATTTTTGAAAAAAAGAAAGGAGCAGTACATCGGCCAGGTCATCAATGGATGGAAAATTATTGACGTTTATAAAAATCCGTCTGTCAAAGGGAATGACCTTTTTTGTACCGCATTGTGCCCCGTTTGCGGCAGAAAGTCTGATATGCGCCTGTTTCAAGTGAAAAAAATTTCAAAGTGTAAGAAGTGTACCAATAACGTTAAGCTCTTCTCTGACGCGATTCATCGTGAAGCGGATGTGGACGGATCGAGCCTTGTATCTGTAAAGTTGCGTCTTAGCGGGAAAGTCAATCAAAACTCAACCACAGGGCACAGTGGCGTTTTCAAAGACAAAAATCGTTACCGCGCTGTAATTTGCTTTAAAAGACACAAGACGTACCTTGGAACCTATGAGACAATCGAGGAAGCTGTTGCAGCCCGCAAAGCAGCTGAAGAGCTGATATACGCCCCATTTCTAAAAGAACATGAGGGATGGGAAGAAGAGCTTGCAAGCCGTCTCGAAGAACTCAAAAAAGAGAAAAAATAGAAAAACCCCCGATGATCCAAACGGAACACCGGGGGTGCTTTACTCAAAAACTTTTTCAATGCCTTTCAGCCGATAGCCTATCGCCGTCCGGCTGTAATGTGTCTGCGCTGCAATGTCCGGCAGCGGGAGCCGCTCAACATACCGCAGTAAGGCTATCTTACGGTCTACCCTCCCAAGCGGTGCGCTTTTGATGGCGGCGGTCATCTGCTGTCGGTCAAGTCCTTGCAGCGCAGCGGGCAGCACTACACGAGCCGCCGCCACAGGCAGCACCGAGCCAGAAGGGCTGCGGCAGCTCTCCCGCGTTGCGCACCATTACTGGGACGTTACCGAGATGGTCGATTTTGCCGCATCTCTTGATTTCACAAAATCGTTTCTGGTCGTATGTAGTGCTTGCCATGATATCCTCCTCTTAACTCATGCTTAAATCAATGTTTTCGATTTCTGCACGGACTTCGAGTGCATGGAGATAATTCCCCATAGCCGCTTTTTGCTCTCTCAAAAGAGCCAAAGAACAGGACGGCGTAAAATTCAAAGTTCCGGCCTCGTACTGGATAGTCATGCGGTGCAGCTTTTCATAGCGGATTTTGGTCTGGTAATACTCCGCACGAAAACGCTCCTTGTAATCGCTGCTGAGCATCATTTCGGCAGTGTTTCTCAAGTCCATGTATTATGCCTCCTTACTGCTTTTCCAGTGCCGCTTTCATGCGATCAAAGAAAAATTGGATGATCACCCCGATGGTCTCATCGGTAATGGCCCAGCTGATGAGTCTGCCGTATTTGCTTGCACTCAGTGCGGCCCGGAGCATCTTGACGCACCACGCTTTACGTTCTGCGCCTCTCTTGGTGCCCTGAATCTCGTGCTCTGCCTGCTCGATCAGGTCAAGCACGGTGCCCTTGACAGCTGCACCATAGCCCAGCCGGATGCAGCCCAGGGCGTAAAACACAAAGCCGCCCAGCATGAGCACGAGGGCCACATGGGTGGGAAGTGCGGTCAAAAGGTTATTAATTGTTGCCATGTATTACTCTCCTCTCTCTTTTTCGAGGTCTGCAATGCGGTGGTTTGCCACCTTCATCTGTTCTTCAAGCACCGGGATGCGCTGGGCGAAATTGTTGTGTGTCCGGACTTCCCGGGTCAGCTCGTCCAGCTTAGTGTCAGTAATGGCCTGCTGTTTTTCCAGCTTTGCGTCCATGTTTTGAGCGGCCCTGCTGTTAGAGATAAGCACGCCGATCAGGCTCAGGCCGCCAGTGATGAGTGCTACGATGATCGCGTCGCTCATGCGCCCTCCCGAAGACGGGTCAGACCCTTCTTGCGGATGATTTTCGGGTAGTTGAGGGTGGTCACGTTGAGGTCAACAGTTCTGGAGATGCCCGGCACGCTGCCCTTGCTGGTGTGCTGGTGAGCGGTGTACTTAAAACTAACTTTCGGGGTCTTGCCGGTGTAGTCCGCCAGCCATACGTCCCAACGCCCTGCAAGCCTTGCCATGTCCAGATGGGCATTGGCATAGCTGGTGTAGGTGTAGAGCTGGGCGTAAAACCCCATCTTCTCGATCTGCTCAAGATGATAGGCCGCCAGATTTGACAGGTCTCCATAGGGCATCCCGGCAAGAATCGGCGATTCCAGATCCACTGCCACCGGCATGGTCATCTCTTTCCCGACCAGGGCCTTCCGCAGCACGGCAAGCTCCCGGTCTGCCAGCTCCTCACTGGTGGCGTTGGTGTAGTAGTACACGCCCACGTCCAGCCCTGCCGCTTTTGCGTTGGAATAGTTGTCCTCGAAAGTGGGGTCGATGTAGGGCACACAGTTGCGGCTCCCTACGGCCCGCAGCATCACGCCTTTGTAACCTGCCGCTTTTACCTGCGCCCAGCCCTCCATTTTGATTTTTCCCTGCCACCGGCTCACGTCGAGATAGCGGTAGGGTAGCTCACCTCCCCACCCGGTCACGGTGTCCACAGTGGGCACGTCTGGTGCAGGAGCAGGTTCTTCCTTGTCGGCGCTGTCACCGGCAGCGTGGGAGAGGGCCGCCAGAAGCTTGGAGATAAAATCGAAAAATGCTTTCATTCCACGCTTCCTTACTGCCCAAGGGCTTCTTTAATGGCTTCCAGGTCGTCAGCGGTCAGGGCGGGGTAATCCGCTGCGATATCCTCAAAGGTCTCACCAGCAGTCAGCCGGATGCGGAATGCCCGCACCATGATGCGAAGTTTCAAGTTGTTCAGCGTTTTCATAGTTTTAACCTCCAATCAAATCGGCCATCATAAGCACAAGGTCGTCGTTTGCCGCTTCCAGAGCGTCCATGCGGCCCGGCACGGTTTCCAGCTCTGCCTTTTTCTTCGCTTCGGCGGCAGCGGCTTCTTCTGCCTTTTTCTTGGCTTCAGCCTGTGCGGCCAGCTCTTCGGCGGTGTACAGCACATACCGCTGCACCTCCACCTCTTCGTCATAGGCTTTCTGTGCGATCACGCCGGGCACGTCCACCACCTTGCGGACATCACGGCCTTTTTCGCGACCATCTGCGTCATAGTAAATAGCAGGGGTTCCGTCCGGCAAGGTTTCGGTCTCGTAGTGGCTGACCTCCTCCACGCCCGCCACAGCATCGTGGTGGACGGTCTGGGTCTCGGGCTTGAGGTAGCCTTTCGTCAGGTCGGGGCTGGCGATTTCTACGCCGTTGCTGTCAATGATTTTCATAAGGTCTCCTTTCGGTTATGCCACTCTGCGCCAGATGTACATGGAGTAGTAGGGGTTAAGGATATCAACGGGGGAGTTTCCATTATTCGTACTGCTATAAAGACCGGTGTGATATCTTCCGCCATCAGTAGTTTCCTGAGAAACAGATGCCATAAAATTCCATTTGCCAACATGTATATCATTTTTTTGTGTATCATTTGTTGGGATTGCAAAACCAACAGCCGGAATATTCTCCGGAGAGAGAATCATTTGCAAGTTACCACCCGTACTCCCTGCCGGGTAGGTATCGCTTGCGCCCATGATAAATTTGCCCTCAATCCGTTCCCATGTGCCGCCGATAAAGCTTGCCGGGGATGTGGGGCCGTCGCTGACCCAGAATTTGATTCTGGCGAGGTCTTCTTCTCGCTGGGCGGCGAGAATTTCTTTGATTTTGGCTTCCACCTCAGCCTTGCTGTAAAAAATCGCATTGCCGTCAGGGTCGAGGATAATGTTGCCCACGGCAGCAGCGTCGGCGGGGGCGTTTTCGGTCTTGAGAGTTTTGTCCGTGTTCGCCCTGGTGCCAGCCAGAGCGGCAGCTGCCTCGGCCCGGTCTGCGTCGGTGCCAGCGCTCTGGGCGCTGGATGCGGCGTTGCTCTCCGACGTTGCCGCCGCGCTGGCGCTGCTGGAGGCGGCGGTGGCAGAGGACTCTGCGTTGCTGGCATAGCCGCCTGCGGCCGTGGCCGCGTTTCCGGCCGCATTGGCGGCGGTCTGGGCGGCTCGGGTGGAGTCGGCCACCTGTTGTAAGGCCGCGTCGCGCTCATCGTCCACGGCCTGTACGGCCTCGGTCTGCTTGGTCGTCACGGCGGTCGTGGCGGTGCTCTGGGCATTCTGCACCGCCTGCACCGCGTCGGTTTTGGTCTGCTCGATGCCTGCCACGGTCTGCGCGGCTTTGTCCGCACTGGCTTTGGCGTTGGTGGCATGGCCTTGAGCCTCGTCGGCAAATTGCTTGCAGTACTCAAAGCCTTGGCCGAGTCCGTAGCGGACTTCAACGCCTTTTTTGGCGTTATAGATGCGCTTCAAAACCTCATCAAAGTTGAGTGTAATCATAAGCTAATCACTCCTGTCGGTGTGTCGTAGATGGTATCGGTCTCAAAATCAAAGGTGTCCCACAGCCAGTCCGCGCCCGCGTCGGCGGTAACGTTGCGCTTGTAGGGGTTGCAGGTACCCTCGATGCTGAAGGTGATCTCCGTGCGCCCGCGCTCCACCACGTCCACCCGCCAAAGGCCCTGCCAGTACCAAACACTGTCCTCATCAAAGATGCAGCGCATCCACTGGCCCTGCAGGGCGTTTTCGAGGGCGCTCTGGATGGTGCTCCACTGGCTCTTTTTGGCCTTGCACAGCAGCTCCATCTTGATGGTGCGCTGCTTGTAGTGCACTTCCCCATCCAAAGCCCTGGACAGGTCTAGGATAAAGTCAGAGCCCGGGACATTGACAAGCATCGTCTCTGGCTCTGCACCGGATATCATAGGGCTGCCCACCTTCAGATAAAGGCCAAGGTCTTTGAGGGTATGGATACTTCCGATCTGTGCGCCCATCAGCATTTGAGCTCACCTCCGCTCTGGATCACGGCCAGCTGCTCCGGGGTCAGAGGGCTGTATACCAACTTTTCTCCGTCCCACACATAGTGCGAGCCGCCATCCTCCCAGTCCTCCGGGAACTCATCGAAGACCATGCAGTTGTCTGGGAGAGGGTTCGGGATCACTTCTTCAACGCCCCATCCGCCGCTGTAAATGCGACCATCGGAGCACACTTTGCACATAAATTTACAGCCGGGTACTTTCATCTGTCCTTCACCTCACATAAAACCGTATAGTTCTCGTGGCATACAGAGGGAGTCATTTTGTGTCCACCCGTCAGAGCTGGGGCTTTCCAGGTCGATGCTGAAATTCGTCGGCACTACTGCCGGGGTGTAGTTGTTGCCCGTGACATAGTTCGATGTGCGCTCACGACCGGGTCCGAAAGTGATGCCCCCTGAGTTGACCCGCACCGTCCGCATGTGAGTGGTGTTCCACGGGTAAGTCATGGCGTATTCCACGCCATTGACCGGGATGACCATGGTCACACATCCGGCAGTGCCGCCGCTGGCCCACCATGTGGATCCTTTCTTGCTGGTATAGGTCAGATACACAGCAGAAAAATCGGCCAGGTCCAGCGGGATTGTCTGTGCTCCAAAAGAGCTGTTGTCCCCAAAGTCCCAGATACGGGCGTTTCGGATGCCGTAGAAGGTAATCTTTCCGGAGTCGATAGTGCAGCTGCCGTTGCCGTCTGTGATGGAAATGCTATCCGACTTGATGCTGACCATGCTGGAACCGGAAAGCACTTTTATGCCGTCGTTGGTGATCTGCACCTTTTTGTTGGGCAGCTGGTCATGCCGGACAATAAGGCCGTTTTCCGGGGTAAACTCCAAAAAGTTGGTAGCCGTTTTGGCTGCTTCACCAGCTTTTTTGTCCACCTCGTCCACTCTTTTGTCGTTAGACTTCTGGTACTTGAAAAGCTGGTTAAGGGTGCTCTGCTGATATTTTTCAGCGGATGCCGTATCCTCATCCAGCAGGTTGGTGCGGCCCAGGTTGGCCACTTGTCGGTCGGTCAAAGTCTGCCGGGTCATGCCGAAGGTATACTCCTTTTTGTCCGGCTGATCCAGCGGTTCCACCAGCTTTGTGCACAGCATGATGACATCGATGCTGTGGGGCTTGCTGATAATGTGGGCATAGCTGGCAAAAGTCAGCCTGTCCTTGTCATAGCCTGCGTCCCGCAGATCCACAGCCTTGACGGTGTAGCTCGTCACCATCAAACTGTTTTTCTGAAGATCCTGCACGCCTGCAGCAAAGGTGTCGTTGTCGCTGTCGGTGTCATACTCGCCCAGGGCTGACACTATGCCAAACTTCTGGGCCGCTGCATCATTCTGGATCCATCCGCAGTCGCCGTCACTGCTGTCCAGCCGGTACGAATACCCTTTTGGCAGATACTTATTGACGGTCGACGCGTCCGTTCCAGAAATGCCATAGCGCTCTTCATGGCTTTCTGTGTACTTTTCACCCCACCACAAAAATTTCCACTTCCACTTTGTCTCCTCGACCGTGTGCTTGCTTCCCATGGGATACACACGGGTAAAAAGACTGTTGGTATCGGTCTTCTCGGTGAAATCCAGCAGGTTTACGCCATACTCAATGGTTTGGTTGACCAAACGGTCGGCCTCGAAAGACTGATCGCAATAATTTAAGACGTTATTACCCGTGGCGGGGTTGTAGGTACAGTAGGCATATCCGCCGTACACCTTGAGCACCATCTTGTCGATGATGTCCCAGGTGCTGCCGTAGTCTTCGCCCACACCGTAGCTGTCCCGGTCTCCATAGTGCACAACAAGATCGCCCAATGCCGCGGTTACAGTGCCTAGCTCGAAGCGTTTCATCTTCATGCTGCCGCACTGCTGGTTGTGGGCATCGATAAGGTGCTGCAAAAACTGCGCCAGCTTTCCCTCGTAGTTAAAAGGGGTGATTGCACTGTCATTGAAGTAAGACAAAGCGCCCTCGCAGTATATGACGCGCCGGTTGTACCAGTCCGCCTCATGGCTCAAGACACGCCCGCGCCAGATCTCTTTATCGTCCTGTTCAACGGTGATGCAGGTGGACATCTTTTGCAGGCTCTCATACTGCTCATGGTCGCGCGTCATGGTAAAAGAAAGGCTGCCGCCCTTGCTGACCTCTCGGGTCAGCTTGGGAGACAGCACAAGGGCATTGCGGTTATTGGGAGCGTAGATCAGGCGCTTGTCGGTGGGGTTGCCAAAGGGATATGCAAAAATTTTGTACAAATTTTAATTTCCCCTTTCTGCCAGCGTGGCCAGATGGCCCAGCTGTGCATCAATAGAAGGTGCCAGAGCTCCCACCAGCGTCCCGTCGTCCAGCTTAATGACAGTGTTTGCCGTCTGGGGAAGGTACTGCTGCACCACGTTGTACAGCGCGTCCACGGACTGCTGCATTTTCTGCTGGTAGGACGAAAGCCGCCCGTTTGCCGGGCTTTCGCCGAACGCATAGCCGTCGGTGCGGAAATCGTACCCGGCAAAGCTGCGCTGGCTGCCGTACCAGTAGGCGTCCTGGATGTCCTTGTAGGAAAGCGTCGTGCTCTTGCTGTCAGTGCTTTCCTTTTCGCCGTTTTTACTGCCCAGCCATGCGGCCAGACCGATACCGCCCGCCACAGCAGCCACGCCCAGGATGGCAGCCAGCACAGGGTTGGATGCCACAAGCGAGACGATACTGCCCAGACTGCCCATGATAGAGGTGGCCATGTTGGACACCCCGCTGGCGACGTTGGCCAGCTGGGCACCTGCCCCACCGGATGCGCTCAAGCTGGACAGGATAGAGCCAAAGATTTGCACCGCCGTCCCCGCTTCTGTCGCACTGGCAGCGATTCCGTCCGTAAAGAGTGATTTGATGGTAGCAAAGGCCGCTTTTACGCCGCCCCCGCTGTACGCGTCATTGATGACACCCAGCGCATCCGCCGCCCACTTGGAGATAAGCTCCCGCTGATCCTGCGATACCTCGCCCCAGATAAGATTTGCCACGTCTGTAGCCAACCCGGCCCAGTTGCGGTTTTTCAGGTCGGTGAACGCGTTTTGCAGGCGGCCAAAGATGCCGTTCGACCACTGCTTCTGCGCATTGCTGAGGTTCTGGTCAATGCGGCTTTGCAGCTCCGTCACGGACAAAACCACATCGTCACAGGTCTTTTGCGTGGTCGTGGTCACTTTTCCGGCCGCATCGGTCACTTTCTTTGTGACCGATTTGATGGTCTTCTCCGTGCCGTCCACCACTTCTTTCCAAGAGTCCGTGATGGTCTCCACGGTCTCCTTTGTGGTGCCCTTGAGTTTTTTGGTGGTGCCGTCGTAGACGTTGTAGGTATTGTCTGCAGTCTCCACCACGCGCTGGATGTTACCCACAATGTTGCCCGTTCCGGCAAGGATCTGCTTCGACGTTTCGGTGACGGTATCCGCCAGCTTTTTGGTGTCAGCAGCCGCTTTGGCGGTATGTTTTTTGCTTGTTCCGCCGCCGCCACCGCCTGTGGTGACGATGGAGCTGCTGTTGGTTTCTTTTATTCCGTACTGTTTTTTCAGACGCTCGCCGTATTCTTTCCAGTAGTCTGTGTCCTTTTTTCCGGCCTTTTTGTTTTGGTAGTCGTTGTTAAAAGCTTTCTGGTAGACAGCATCCCAGTCGCCGTGGAAAACGCCTATTTCTCCGCTTTTCAGCGCGTCAAAGACAGCTTTCAGGCCAACAGCAGAAGATTTGGCCTTGTCAATGACGGTGGTAAGACCTGTTATTTTCCCGATAAGGCCACTCCATCCGTCAAGCTTATAAGCTTCCTGTGCTGCGACGACCATGTCGTTCAGCTTGCCAATCGCAACGCCGATGCCGCTGGATAAATCGCCGGTCAGCAATCCCGCCAGCTGGCTCACGTTATCTTTCAGGGTGGAAACGCGGCCATTCATGGTCTGGCTCTGGGTGTCCATGGCGTTGTAGTAGCGCCCGCCCTCCTCGCTGGCAGCAATAAGGGCATTAGACAGCAGGTCATAGCTGATGGTCATGTTCTGGACTTCCTGCACCGTTTTCCCGGTGTAGTCAGCCAGCACCTGATAAACGTTGATGCCGGCATAGGCAAACTGCTTGATGTCGATTGCGGACGCTTTGCCCACATTGGCGATCTGCTGCAGATTAGCTGCCATGCGGGAAAGCTCCGCGTTGCCTCCTCCTGTAGCCGAGACCGCGTCGCCCAGTGCCATGATGACCTTGCGGGAGTAGCCTGCATTTTCACCCGCGCTGATCAGCAGCTGGTTTGCCTGCGTCAGCGAATCCACACTGAACGGCGTGCGGGCCGCGTCCTCCTGAATGGCCGCCATGGCCTCATTGGCCGCCTGTGCATCGCCCAGCATATTGGTTAGACCCACGCGGTAACTTTCGATTTGGGCGTTGTACTCAATGCCCATAGACACAAACTGCTTTGCACCACTGAGGGCCGCGGTGGAAAGCGTGGAGATGGCAGAAGCCAGAAGCTGCGATTTTGTCAGCGCCGCCGTCAGCCCGCTTCCCGTACTGCTGGCCGATTTGCCAAAGGAGTCCATGCCGTTGTTTGCGGATTTCAGGGCGGAGGCGGTTGTTTTGAGCTGTGCCTCAGCTGCTGCAAGCTTATTTTTCAGCTCTTTGGTCTCAGCCGAGGTCTTGCCCGTCTTGGCGGCAGATTCGTTATACTGCTTTGTCAGTTCCAGAACGCTTTTTGCGGCCTTGCTGTACTCGCTGGAAAGCGCCGTCACGGTCTTTTTGGTCTCGCTCTGGACGTTGTTGATGCCCCGCTCATACGCGGACGTGTCCAGCCCAAGAGTGGCCATCAATTCAAAAAGTTTCAGGGCGTATCACCTCCGTTCAGCCCGGCCAGAATACGGGCCTTGATTTCCTCTGCGCTCTGCTTGGGCCGGGCGGGAGTATTAAAGTCGGGCAGGGTGTCCACCCACCGACACTCCATGCCCACAAGGCTGGCCAGAGCGTCCGTGATGTAGGCGCGGTAGCTCTTCTCGTAAGCTTCCTGCTGCATCGCATCGACGCAATGTTGGGCAATGTAGGGTTTGCCAATGGCTTTCAGCATATCCAGCCGGATGGATGAGATCAGCCGCCGATATCGGTCTGAGCCAACCTCACCAACGAGGATAAAAAATCCAGCACATCCCGGTCGTTGATGGTCTCCGTGATGACGCGCAGGGTTTTGAAGGGAGTCATCTTTTCAGGGTTGCCGTCCTTGTCCGTTTCCAGCTCATACAGCAAAGGCAGCAGCTCCGCTGTGTTCTGAGCATTGTCGAACAGCAGCTTTTTTGCCATTGCCTTGATGTTCTTGCGGCCCTGGGCTTCTTTCTTTGCCTTGAGCTCATCGGGGGTTTCACTGCCCGTGAGGATGGGGCCGACTTTGCGCAGCTCCATCACCTGCGTCTCGGTCAGCAGGGTGGCCACCTTGTCCGCGATCATGTAACAGTGGCGCAGAAATTCTGTTTCGTCCATCTGGTTGAGAGTTTTCATTGTTCCACTCCTTATGCTGCCGCGTCTTCGCTTACAAAGAACTCCATTGGGACGGTCTCGTCGCCCATGCGGACACAGCCCGTCAGGGTGACGGACACATTGCCCTTGCCCTTGTCGGTTGTCTTGAGGGACAGGCCACCCGTGCTGATTGCGTTGTCCAGCCGAACAGCCACATAGCCGCCGCCGATGAGGTCGCCCACAAACCAGATGGTTTTGAAGTCGCCCGTGGTCTTGTCGGTTTTGAACGTCATGCGGGGCGTTACCTTGCCCCCGGCCACGTCCGCTGCGCCCAGCGCCATGCGGATGACCTCGGCGGAGGTATTCAGCGCGGTGAAGGCCAGCGTGCAGTCGTAATCCTCAATTTCCATGAGCTCCACGGTGTTCTTCTGGCAGTTGTCCACATCTTCGCCCAGGTCGGTGATGTTGGGGGTACAGGTGGCGGTGATGCCGCCAGTGGTTGCGCAGATGATGTCGGCATCAGCGACGGCGGTCTGGCCCTCAGTGTCGAACTTGTTCAGCACAAGGCCCGCGTTGATCTGCATGGACTTGAATGCTTCTGCGGAAATTTTGGTAAATTTTCTTCCCATAATTCTCCTTACTCGCATAGCTGCGTGATCTCAAAATTCAGGTACTCGCACAAATAGCCCTCGGGCGGGTTGTCCATCGGCTGGGCCCACGGGGTGCCTTTGCGCAAAAGAATAGCGCCGCCCTCGCACGGCACGGTCAAACCGCCTGCAAGGGCTGCGCTAATTTGGTCTTCGGTCTGTAAGATGGGCAAACGCCCTGCGCTGCTTGGATACCACAAGCGGCCATGAAACGACGCTTCCTCGTTCCAGCCGCCGGGGACGGCGGGCTTGTAGGTCAGGTAGGGCAGGGAAGCGGCGGGCGGGATGTTGTCTTCCAGATAGCCCGGGATGCCAAATCCGTTGAAAAAAGCGTTCAGTGCCCGGTTGATGCTCTCAGACGGTCCCATTACGGCAGCACCGCCTTTTTGCACTTGACGGCCCGCAGCCCCATGCCGGATTCCGGCGGGGCTTTGCTTTCGTCCGCTGTGCTTGTGATCTGAAAGGTCTGCCCGTCGCTTACCCGCTTGATATAGTCCGGGAAAGCCAGCGGCACACCCGTGTTAACCAGCAGCGTATAGGTGGAAGCGGTGTCAGCCTGCTCCGCCACCTGAGCTTCCACAGTGGTGTCGTGGCGCTCCACGGCCTCAAACTCGGGGCCGTCCTGCCAGCCGGACACAAAGCCGCCCACGCCGTCCGGCTCATAGCTTCGGGTCTGAAAACGGTATTTTTGGGTAAAGCTCTGCATCACGGTGGATGCAGTGAATGCGTTGACCATGTCACATCTTCCTCCACTGATTGATCTCGGATTTATAGCGGGTCTTGCCGTCTGCGGGCAGGCCGTCCGCGCCTGTAGCCATCGTGCCGGACCACCCGGCAAAGGACTGGGACACATACACGCCGCTGGACGGCAGAGCCTTGTCGTATGCGTCGATTTTTTCAGCCAGCGCAACAAAAGCAGGCGGCACGCGCATGGGCTGCACCGTCCCGGTGAAGGTCTCGGCGGTCAGATCGCCGTCCCCGGCCTTGTGCACGCCGTCATTGAAGATGGATCCGCACACGAGGAAATACTGCCCCGGCACTACCCCGGCGGGAACGGTATCCGGCTCAAAGGCGAACTCCCCGGCAACGGGGTCGTCCGCCCGGTCAAAGAAATTGTGCGTGTAGACGCACAGCTCCGGTACAGTCATGGGGCGTCCTCCTTACAAAGGGGCGATCACTCGCCCGGGGTAATGGTCTCGACAGCGATACCATCCAGATACTCAGCAAACAGGGTCACGCCCATAATGGCGTAGCTCTCGGAGGTTGCAGTGCTGTAGTTTGCCTGAGTGTGGAAGCCGATGAGGTTGCTTGCCTCGCCTGCGGTCCGGTAGACCAGACCTGCGCGGGCAAACTCGCTATCCGCAGGATCCACATAGTATATGACGATGTTGTCTACCGGGGTGGCAATAACCTTTCCCTTCGCGATCTCACTGTCGGACAGCAGGAAGATGGTGTTGTAGCCCATGAAGTCCTTGATGTACTGGAAGCCGAACTGGTTCTGCACGGTGATATTGGCATTGCCCAGATAGTCGTACACGTCCATCACGTTGACAAAGCCAACAACGCCGGTCACGGTGCGATGCATGGTCTTGAACTTGTTCTCGACCGCGCCCTTGGCATGTGCCAGCGCCATCTGGAAGGTCTTGGGAGTGCCCTTCAGGGTGCCGGTGTTCAGGAACTTGTAGAACTTATCCGTTACCAGAGCGGTCAGGTCGTACAGGAACTCATCATCGGTCTTCTGCACGGCGACATCGTAGCCGTAATTCTGGATCGCCTCAAGGGTGACAGACTTGCCGTACTTGTCGATGGTGATCTTGCCGTACTCCTTCTCCTTGACGGTGTACTTGCTGAACGGGATCTCTTCGCCCTCGCCCACGGTGCCGCTCTGCAGGGTGCCCTGTGCATACTTGCTCTTGAGCACGGTGCCAGGCTGCATCCGGATAGGGCGCATGATGCCCAGAATGGTGCGCAGATGGTCCCAGTTGCGCTGGAAACGGGTCACAAAGTCGATTTCACGCGCGGCTACGGTGATATCGGTGGTCATAGTGATATTTTCTTTTGCTGCCATGTGTTAGTCCTTTCCGCCGCCTGTAAACAGGTCGGCATTTGCAGCAATCGCGGCCTGGCGTTCGCCAGCGTCCTTGATTGCAAAAATTTGGTCTTTGGTCATTTTGGAGCCGGTGTTGGTGGACGGGGTGTCCACCTTTGCGCCGGTGGTAGTCGTAGTGCCTACGAAGTCGCTCCAATCAGCTTTCAGGCTGTCGGTGTGCTTCTTGGCGTCCTTGACCTCGCCCTTATCGTCCAGCTCCAGCTTGTCGATATCCTCGCCAGACAGCCGCACAACGCGGTCTGCATACTTGTCCAGCACCCCGGCGGCCTTCAGCAGCTCCCGGAACTTGGCTTCCTTGGCTGCGTGGGTGTCCTTCTGGGTCTGCTGAGCCTTGTAGTCGGTCAGCGCCTTTTCAGCGGCTTCCTTGCCGCCGTTGGCTGCGTCCCGGTCCTTTTCGGCTTTGGCGAGGGCTGCGTTCTTCTCATCGATCTGGTTCTGCAAGGTGTCCGTTTCCTCATGCAGCACGTCCAGAATTTTCTTGAGCTTGCCGCTAGTGTCGGTCGTTTCATCTTCCAGAATCGCCCGGAGAGTCTTTCGTTCGAGTGCCATGTGATAGTCCTTTCCGCCCTTGCTCGGGCTGCCATGCTTGGCAATAAGGTTTATTTGCCGGACGTGCTGCCGGTGTGGTGCCGCTTGCGGGGCTTGAACCCACGGCCCCCGGATTACAAATCCGGTGCTCTGCCAACCTGGGCTAAAGCGGCATATATTGGAATTTTGGTATAAAAAGAAGAAGCCCACAATGTGAGCTTCTTCCAAAAAAATTACTTTTTTACCGGTTTTGTTAGTGCGTCTTCAATTCTCCATCCTCTCGAAATTCTTCCTTTTAGCGTTGAGCTGTCTATTTTATACTCTATCGCCCAATCTTTTAATACCTTGGTCTCTCCTTTATAAGTAATAAAAACGGATGTTCTTTTGTTTCTTGCCTGTTGCTTTGTTGTTGCCCATCTGCAATTTTCTGGTGAATAATCCTTATTAACATCTATTCTGTCAATCGTTAAATTTTCTTTATACCCCGATGATAACGCCCATTTATAGAAATTTTCAAATTCAAGCCACTCTTCACATACTTTGATTCCTCTGGATCCATAATCTCTATACGATCTGATTTTAGGATTTCTACACCTAGAAAGCATATTTGCCCACGTTTCATATATTCTGGTTCCGTGCTTCCCATGCTTTTTAGTAAATGGGTGCTTTTCTACATTTTTTCGTGAAGTTTCCTTTCTTAAACATCCACAGCTTTTGGTATTTCCAGATACCAAATTGGTTCGATTTGCTTCTATAGTATTACCGCAGTCGCAAACACATTTCCATCTGGAACGTCCATTTCCCGGAACAAGCTCTATCGCAATTAATCTGCCAAATCTTTTCCCTTCAATATCTTTTTTAGCATCCATTGCTGCCCCTCGCAATCTCCGATTCAAGAACTGCATCAACTTCCTTTTCCAGCCCGGTAAGGGATGCGAACAGAGCCGTCAGCATAGAGCTGTACATCGGGGCTTCGTTCCAAATCTGGCTCACAAGCTCGCTGGTGCGCTCCCGCTTGATCATATCGGTCTTGTGCGTTTCCTCAAACCAGTTGGCAAAGATGTTCAACAGGTCGTGCATTACTCGGAGTTCACCAGAAACAGCATCCAGTTCAAGCTCCACTTTCGTGATTTTTGGTGTTTCCATTGCTAAAATACCTCTTATTCACTTGTAAGAGGTCGCCCAGTTTGGTATAATGGATTTACCAAAGGGAAACCTCTGGTGCTTTGCAAGCTCTCGCCCACCGACTACCAATCATCGGGCGAGAGCTTATTATTTTGTCAGGCGTTCGTACAACTCCTTTATGCCTTTGCGAATAACATCGGCTTTTGTTAAGCCAGTTTTTTCACAGCAGATATTCAACATACGAACTTCATCGTCAGACATTCTAATTCGTGTGTCATGGGTCTTAGGGTCTGATGTTGGCCGTCCTGTTCTAGGCGACATATAAATCACCTCACTTTTGTGTCACCATAATTATTATAACATTTGGTTACACAAAAGTCAATGATATATTTAGTTTTCCCGGTTTCCTTCTTCCACTGCGATCTCTCGCAGTTCGTCAATATGATCTTCCACCGCCGGGCGGAGGAACGGACGGGGAGCCATGCCCCGGGTAAAGTGCCACTTTCCGTTGAAGTCTTTCCAGACCCACGGCGTTTTGCGTCCGTTGCCCTTCTCGGCAAAGATGCCCGTGCCCAACTCCACGTAGACGCTGTAAAAGAGATTGCTGCCGATGGTCACGGTCTTTTTTGCAAGGTCTACGGCGTAGGTCAGGCTCTGCTTGAGCGCGCCGCCCACGTAGCCCTCAATGCCCGTACTGTCTGCCGTGCCAGTAGGCACAAGCAGCTGGGCATAGTCCTGCACCTTCATGCCCCAGATGGTCAGCACTCGCTCCGCCCACGAGTCCAGCGCTTCATGCAGCTGCGGGGCGTTGTCGGTGAATTTGATGTCGTAGTTAAAGTTCATGGTTTACTCTATGTATAACAAAACCCCGCCCCGGTGTGGGGCAGGGTCGGTTATTCAGTTACAGGTACAGCAGCCGGAACGTCTCTCGGCCTTTGGGAGTGATAAGCGTCTGTACGCCACTCCACTGGGTCTTGTCGTTCTTGGCTTCCTTGACCTCGAACAGGCCGCTGTTCTTGTCCTCTCGGGGCAGCAGCTTGCCTTTCTGGTCACGGTAAAGGAATTTCTTTTCCAGCAGCCATGCCACAAAGGCTTTGGGCTTGATGCCCAGCTCCTTGGCGGTCTCCCGAAAGTTGGTCAGCAGATTGCGGTCAACCAGCTCGTCAAAATACTCGGCCTTGGGCTGCATGATCTGCTTCTCCACGGTGAGCTGACTGTTCTGTGCGGTCAGCTCACAGATGCGGGCTTCCCGGTCTGCAAGGGTCTTGTTTGCCACAAGCAGCGCCTTTGCCATCAGCTCTTCCGGGGTGAGCTGCTCCTGTCCGGCGATGTAACCGCCATTCTTGCGGATGGAGGGCAGCACCTCGGACGTGACCCATTTGCGGAACGGTTTGGCTTCCGGCTTGTCGCTGCGGAGAATGACGTTGTACAGGCCGCTCTCATTGATGATGTAGGTGGACTGCTTGCGACCCATGCTGTCGATGACCTCGGTCTGACCGACCTCATCCTCATCCATGCGCTTGGCGGTGTCCGTGATGTGGGAAATGCCCAGCACTGTGCACACGTCCTTGAGGACAAACCACGGTTCGCCGCCCATCTCTACGGTGCGGACTTCGTTGGACCGGTAGTTGAAAATCTGGATGTTACTCATGCGTTTACCTCTTGTTCTGCAATTTGATAGTTAAGTACTTCGTCTACTTCCTTTTCCAGACCGGTAAGGGATGCAAACAGGGCCGTCAGCATGGAGTTGTACATCGGGGCTTCTCTCCAAATCTGGCTCACAAGCTCGCTGGTGCGCTCCCGCTTGATCATATCGGTCTTGTGCGTTTCCTCAAACCAGTTGGCAAAGATGTTCAACAGGTCGTGCATTACTCGGAGTTCACCAGAAACAGCATCCAGTTCAAGCTCCACTTTCGTGATTTTTGGTGTTTCCATTGCTAAAACCTCACATTTTACTTGACAAATCGCTTATAAAAAAATAAAATGGAGGTGCAAGGGGCTTCTTGACTGGTTGCTTTCTTGTGTCTTAGCGGTTCAGCGTTCCAGCGCTGGCCGCTTTTTTATATGCGTCAAACCGTGCCAACTGCTCGGCTCTGGTGAGCTTTGCAAACTCCTTGCTAGTCACGGAGCATCACCTCCCGGTATTTGCTCCCTTGCACCTCTGACCTCCTTTCCATGCATCTATTATACTACGAATTGCGTAATTCGTCAATACTTTTTCCGTAATTTTCAAAAATATTTTTTACGTTTTGCGTATTGACTATTAACGGATGGCGTAGTATTATAGATGTAGGAAAAGAGGTGTTAGAAATGTCGATAAGCTATCACTTAAAGGCCTTGCTCGCAGACGCAAACATGACCCAAAAGGAACTCGCTGAAGCTACTGGGATTAGACCGCCTACCATATCAGCAATCTGTCTTGGCACTATCAAGCAGTTTCCCGTTGGGGCGCTTGACAAAATTTGTGAGGTGCTTCATTGTCAGCCCGGCGATATACTGGAATATATCCCGGATGACCCGAACAAGCCACAAGCGGACGCTGAAACCGATGCCCTGCGTGCGGCTCTGCTCAACCAAATCAAAGGTCTGTGACCTTTAGGCTCTGCCGGGTGGCAGGGCCTTATTTTTATGCTTCATTCTCGTTCCTTCTTCCTCCTGCTCTGCCCAACGTCAAGACATTCATTTTCTGAATCCTTCCATTGTCCTAATAATGCGTTTGTGTGCTCCATGCTTCTTTGCGCCATTTCCGTAGGAAGGCCGCGCGTGTTTTGGCTTAATGTAACCACACGGAGGCTTAAAATCACGGCAAAAGTTCAAGAAAAAGTCATCGTTGATTACGACAATCCCAAACTTCTTATTTTTCATGCTTTGCGCTCTCCTTTCTCCGTTTTCTCTCTTCTGCCCACTACATTTGCTCTTTTTCCTTTCCGCCCTTGGATTTATACCACTCGTTGTAGTCCATGACGGGCGTTGTCTCTTTGGTCACATTGTCTCGCTGCATGGCGTTCTGCCGGGGATACCTGCCCAGAGCAGAGGACAGCACACAGCGGCAGTGGTAAACCATCTCCGGGGCTGCGTTGGGGTCGCCGGGGCGCTGAATCTCGTATCCCATGACCTTAAACGGCTCGTCAAGCTCTGCTGTCTGCTGGTCAAGCAAGCGGTGCATCTCACGGGTGCGGTAGTCGTGGGTTGAGTTCCACCGCTTTTTGACCTCGATGCCCAAAGCCTGGGCGTTTCGCATCTGCTGCAAAGCCCCGGCGTTCTGGGCGCTGGTAAGGGCTGTGATGGCGTTGTTCATGGCCCAGTGGATCTCTGTATCAGCCATGCCGTTGACGGCCTGCACGGCGATGTCGTGGACGCTCTTGCCTTGCACGATGCCCTGCATGACGTAGCGGTTGAACACCCGGGCATCATAGGTGCGGTTGCTCTCGCTCTTGATGCGCTTGTTGGGCACCATGCGGGGGTTCTCCTTCAGCAGGAGCTTGACCGCTTCGGTGTTGTACAGGGTCAGCCCGAACGTCACGCCTGCGGCCTGTTCCAGCTCGTAGAAGGCCCAGTTTGCGCCAAAGGAAAAGATGTTGTATTGCTCGTCCCGGGCCAGCTTGTAGGCCGTCTCTTGGGCTGTGGTGCAGGTCTGGGTGATGCCGTCAAGCTTGGCGTGCATCAAATCGGACTGAAAGACCTGATTTTGCAACCAGATGCGGTAATCATCCTCTGTAATCTCGCCTGCATCCAGCTGTGCCCGTTTGCGCTCGTCCAGCGCTTTGTACTTTGCCAGAAACTCGGTAAGCTGCTCCTGCATCTCCCGGCGGGCAGTGCCGTACACCCGGAGGATACGGCGGCGCAGGCGGTTCAGCTGGCGGGTAGAGATACGGTCACGGTCGTTCATTGTTTTCCCCGGCGGGTCCCCATTTGATGTTTCCGAGTTCGTCAACGCCTACTGCGCGGACTTTTGGCTCGTCCCAATCAATCGTGGTCGGCTGCATCAATTCGACTGCATTTGCAAACCGCTTCAAAAGCTTCCTGTCGTTTTCGTCCAGCTCAATAACAAACTTGCCGATGATGTTTTCAGCCATCGTCTTCGTCCTCCTCCTCGTCCACCGTCTCCCTTGTTGCGCTCTCAGCCATCAGCGCGGCCTTTGCCTGCTCCTTTTGTTCCGGGGTCAGGTTGGGCAGCAGGTCAATGGCCATGTCCTGCCCGATGATGGGTGCCTCGGAAATCACCATGCTGACCTGCTCAGCCGTGTTGGTGATCTTGCTGCGGTTGAATGTCGGCATAGCGTTGTCAAAGCCAGCCAGTGCGCAGATCTGCCGGATGAACGGCTTCACCTGCGCCTCGAAGTCGTCCGCGTTCTGGTTCAGCGGCTCATAGGCCGCATCCAGATGGTCGTTTGTACTGTCCGCGCTGACGCAATGCACATCCAGACCGCCGAAGTCCTCATAGACCCGGGTGTGGAGCAGCTCCAACAGAGCCTGCCGGGCTGTCACGGGAATCTCGGTGGTGTATGGGGTAATCTTGCCGCCCTCGCTGGTGTCTGCGCCTGCAATGTGGTACAGATTCAGCTTGACAAGGAACTCCTGCAGCTCGTCATCCGTCATGCCGTTGAAGTTCTCGCACAGCCAGTAGATCTGCGAAAAGTCCTGCAAGTCATTGCAGAAGCCGGACATCACCAGATCGGTGTTGTCGATGTAGGCTTTCAGCCCCACAAGGGTGCTCTGGTGCAGGTCGGAACCCCACAGCGGCACAATGGGAAGAGCGCTGTAGTTTTCGCCCTCCACGCTTTCCAGCCCGCCGCCGGGTGTGGTGACGGTCACGCTCTTGTATGCCTGCTTCGGCGTTGTCTCCTGCATCACATTGCCGATTTTGCTTTCCGTGTACTCAGTGAATCCGTCCAGCTCGTACAGGATATAGTGCATATCCGTGTCAGGATTCAGCCGCCAGAAGCGCACACCCGCCTGCAAAAGGCCTGTCTTTTCATCGTACAGGGGCGCAAACTCGGTCAGCTTGAAAACAACCAGATGGTCGCTGTTCCAGAATCCAAAGCTCTCACCGTGGATCAGGGCGAAATATCCGGCTTTCTGGATCTGCTCATCAAAGTTCTGACCCAGTCTGTCCTTGTCCACGCCATCGTCCGCAAAGACCACGCCGTTTCCGAGGGAGTAGGTCGCCCGCTGCTTGTTGAGCCGCCGGAAAAGATTGCTCTTGACCATATCGGGGTGTGGGGTGTCCTGCTTGGTGTTTTTGGATAGGCGTTTCAGCATCAAAGCGTAAGCCTGCGCGAAGCGTTCAGCCCCCGGGTTTTTCTGGGCATCGTACAGGTCGGCGTCCAGAGCCATCTTGTAGGGCTTGGAAGCGCAGTGCTGCTGCACAAAGCGCCGGATGAAATCAGGCTGTTCCCCGGCGGCTTGCGCCTGCTGGAAAGTCTGGAATGTGTATACAGTGCTCAAAATCAATCCCTCAGTTTCACAAGGCGCTTTGTGCGCACGAAATAGCGGATAGCGTCCATGCAGTGGTCGTTGACCTTCAGCACGGTGTCGTCTTTATCCGGATCCCAAGCGTACACGCCGAACTCTTCCAGCGTGTGCTTGCAGTCTTTGTAGATCTTCAGCCGCCCGGTCTGCAGCATGGTCTGTACGTCCAGAATGCCGCTCAGAACGTCGTTGTTTGCTGGTGTCTGAGTAAAGCCGTTCTTGCGCAGCTCTGTAATCAAGGGCAGGGCAGAGGGGTCAACGATGATCCTCTCCGGCTTGAGACCATTCAGCCACGCCTTGAGGTCTGTGACGTACTCGCCCACGGTTTTTTGCCGCTTCTGTTCCCGGCCGCTGTAGTAGTACTCCCGGGTGACGATCCAGCAGTCTGCATCTGCCTGCTTCTGGAATAGCAAAAAAACCGTTGCGTTCTGGGTGCCAAAGTCGCACGCCACATAGACGCTCTTTGGTGACAGCTCCGGCAGCTCATCAACGACGTGCTTCTTGCGGTCGAACATGTCATATACAAGGCCCTCGGCCACCGTCCACAGGCCCAGAATGTAGCGCTGATAGAAAACGCCGCTGTACTGGCTGCGGTATCTGGCCTTGATGTCCTCAGAAAGCGACAGGTTGTCGTCCATCGTAAAATGGAGATACATCATCTTGCGGGAACGGCACTTGCGCACCCATTCCAGATAAAACCAGTGCTGCGGGCTGCCCGGGTTGCAGTTAAACCAGAACTTTGACCCGGTGACAGAGCATCGGGCTGTGGCCTGATTGACGAAGCTCTGCGGCATCAGGGCCACCTCGTCGAAGAATGCACCGGCAAGGGTGATGCCCTGGATCAGGTCCTGGCTGCTCTCGTCCTTGCCGCCGAAAAAGTAAAACTCGTTGGTTCTGCCACCCTTGCTGACGGTCATGCAGTTTTCTGCCCGGTGCTCCTTGACTCTGTAGCCACGGGCTGCAAGCTGCTGCTTGAGCGTGCCCATCACGTTGCGCCGGAAGCTGGCGATGGTCTTGCCACACATGGCAAACTGCTGGCCGCTGTAGCAGGTCATAGCCCACTGTACGAACGAAAAGCTCATGGCAAAGGTCTTGCCCGAGCGGATAGCGCCATCAGCAATGATGCCGTTGTAGCCGCTGTATGCGCTCTGCGGTGTCCACCAGCTCAAGACCTGCTTTTGCCGCTGGCTGAGGGCTTTCCAACGAAAACCGTTACTTTTCCGCATGGTCGTCTTCTTCCTCCGGCAGCATCTCCACGTCATCCGGCGGGCTGATGACCGCGGCAGCGCTCAGAGCCTCAAGCAGGCCATCGTCCGGGGCTTCTATGCCGCTCTGGTCTCCCAGCATAGCAAACTTGTCCACGATGGTTCCAAACGCCGTGGACAGCTGCGGCAGCGTTGCCTCTGCGATCTTGTCCGGGTCTGCCATCGCTTTTAGGTACAACCCGAGAAGATCCTGTGCTTCCCCGCGCTTGCTGCCTAAGTAGGAAAGCATGTCCTGCGTGTTCTGCTCTTTTTTTAAGGCGCACAAATCCGCGCATTTGGGATTATCTTTCACAATTTTCCGCACAGTGCTTTCTGCCACGTCGTTCAGTTTGGCGGTTCTGGCGTAGCTCTGCAGCTGCACATAGTCAGCAATGATCTTCTTTTTTTGTCTGTCTGTCAGCCGCGTCGCGCTCACCGCCACCACCTCTCTAAACCCATGCAAAAGAAAAACCGCCCGGAAATCCGAACGGTCAAAATATCGAATATGCCGCCAGCTGGATTTGAACCAGCACCCACGGAATGGATGTGCACAGTGGTTGGCTGTGCAGTGATGTTCCCGTGGTGTCACCAACGTTGTCCCGCCTTAAATGGGCGGCGCTCTGCCATTTGAGCTATGACGGCATATAAGCAGCGCCCGTGCATTCAGTTCGTTGGACATGCGTCAAACGGTGGGCGCTGCTGCATCCGGAACTTTCGCGGCCGGATGCCCCGCTTTTGCGCCGCCCCCTCTAGGGCACGCAAAATGGCGCAGCAGGATGGGCTCGGACCATCAACCTGCGGTTTTGGAGACCGCTGCTCTACCGTTGAGCCACTGCTGCATGTGGCCGCCCTTGGAATCGAACCAGCCGTGTCTACACACACGCGCCGCGCTCCAAACTGCGCTCAGGCGGCATATAATATCCCCGCGCTGCGGTGGTCGGGCTCAGCGCGGGGCGCTTGGGGATTGGACGCACACACCGGCGGATCCAACGTCATAACCCGCTTTTGGCGTTCCGGGGCCTCCGACATAAGAAATGCGTGTTAAGCAAAGCTATCATCTAGGAGGATGAAAACAGAAAGAGATGTGCCGCGCATGGGAAACGCAGCAGCTCCCGGTGGTTTATGAGGCCATGCGTCCACTTCTGCCTACGGGGTCGGCAGGTTTTCAAGCGCCATTCCGCTTCGCGCGGTTGCGCTTGTACCCAGAATATCACAAATGGGGTGTTTTGCACATGGATGCAGGATGGATATGATGTGGAATCATTATTCCAGCGTATCCCAGAGCAGAGCCAGCCGCTCACATCCCCGGCGGATAATCTTTGAGACCTCGGAATTTTCGCACAGCCCAAGAGCTTCCACGATGATGGGCTGGTTCCTGTTCTCGATGTAAAACATCCGGATGCAGTCACCCTGCCGGACGGTCTCGGGGTCTACGGCCCCGGTGTAGGCCCTGCAGGTGGCATTCATCTTCAGCAGTGCAAGGCGCTGCTCCATCTGTTTCAGCTCCCGTTCCTCTGCATCCAACCGGGCAATGGCATCTCCGACCTTATCACCGGAACTTCCGCCTGTGGGCATTCCGTTTAGGCTCTGGGTGCATTTCTCGGCAGCATCCCGGATGCGCTGGATCTTCTGCTTCTGGGCCTTCACGGCGGCAGCACCGTCCCGGCACTGCTGGAACCATGCCTTGACATCGCGGTAGTCTACACCGTCTCGCTTTTCATTTTCAGGTGCACATGTGAAGATCATCTTTTTTCTCCTTTACTCCCTCCAAAAATAGCAACACTCCGGGCGCTGCAACGCGGATACGGTACTCTGCCAAATCTGCCGGGGTGATGTACTTCCGGCCAAACACGTTCTTCATGTCTTCCCAGATCGGCCATGGAATGCGGTAGAACTCCCGGCCATTGAATGAACACAGAACGAACGCGATACCTCCCAGCCGTGATATCCGGCGCAAACAGGCGGCTTGCTCGGCTGATACGCGGTCGGACAACAAACGACCGGTGTCGGTGTGCTTTGCCTCGAAAACGACCGCTCTTCCGCCTGAGAGAACGCCTTTGTAGTCTGGCTGTGCCTGTTTGGTGTAGCAGGCGAGGAATCTGCCGGAGCGATCTGCACCACCGAGTGGCTTCATCGGCTCCGGGGTTTTCTCGATGTCTGCCCGTCCGATTGCGCGGTAGTAGTCGCAAGCGGAGCTGATGATGGCCTCAAAACCTGCGCCCTCTGCCCGGCTGCGAGCGCCCATGTAGCTGCGGCGGGCGCTGGCCGCCGTTCTGGGTCTATTCATCGTTGTCCTCCCACTTGATAGCCTGTCCACATTGGCCGCAGAACCTGTTTTCGGCTTCATCCTGATTGTGCAGGTATTCACCGCTGCCGCAGTTGGGGCAAGCCAGAATACTCTTGTCGCCGTCCGGGAATGGGCTGCGAGGAATCTTCAGCAGGAGAGCATCCCGGCCCATCCTGCAAGCCTCGTTCACTGGCTCCATAATCTCGTTACTCTCTCGGTGCGCCGTGTTAAGAATCTCTGCCGCACGCTCCGTGCTCATGCTTTCACTCATTGTCAGCCCTCCAATACTCCACGAAGTAGGTCAAGGTGGACTTTCCGCCGCGCTTCTCTTTGCCCATGCGCACGGTGTATCCGTTCATTGCGAGAATGACGGTCAGCGCCTTTCTGTCCTCTACCTTGTCATAGTCAATCTTGTAGTGTTCTGCCATTTCGTCCTCCTTACTCCTTCAGGCAGCTGGCGGGCTGCTGAAGCCACTTCAGCGCCTCTTCTTCCGTGGGTACATGGTCCTCGCACATCTGATTCACGACAATGGGGATAAGGCGCTTGGCCAGCTCCTCATCGTCCATATCGCAGATGGCATCCGCAATGGTGTCCTCGTTGTGGGGCATGATTTTCATCGACAGTCTGACAACCGTACCGTCTCGGCGCGTCCACGAACAAATGAGGCTCTGTCCGCCAATCTTTTCCAATGTAGTCAGCATGGTATCGCGAGCCTCTTCCAGAATTTTGTTGTCCATTACCGATACTCCTTTCCAGTCGCCTTGTCCCGCAATGGGATTCGGCCAATGATCTCAAAACCTGCCCACTCGGCCACCTGCCGAAGCAGGGGCACGAGGAGGCTGATTTGCAGCAGCCGGGCGGATTCCTTCTGGTATTCTTTCTTGCGGATGTTCCGCATCGCAGTGCCGGGGGTCGGATCTGCATAATGCTCGGCATTCCGGCTCATGTTGTCATTGCTCATGTCCACATCTCCCGCAAATCCTTCTCGACCTGCTCCGACTTGCCGACGAGATACTCCGCGAACTCGTCCGGGGTCATGTCCTTTTTGGAGTAATCTCCTACCATCTCCCAGTATCTGTCGCCAATGCGGATAAGCTTCTGCACCTGCTCATCGGTCAGGCCAAGCTCACACCGCAGATTCTGAATCAGTGCGCCCCATGTGGCGGCGATGCCATCCAGAGCCATGCGGAAGCCGTACAACTGGTTCTGTCGTGCGATTTTGCGGAGGTTGGTTGACATCGCCTGTTTGCCAGACGATGGGCGGTTTCTACGCTTATTCATCTGACTGCTCCTTATTGACGGAAAGCTCGAATGTAACTTTTAGCTTCTTGTTTCCAATAACGCCCCACACCTTTTCAAGTTTCGTTTTGTCGGAATTCTCCATTTCGGTAATAAAATGAGACAGAACAGCGGAAACTGCTTCATCGGTTACATCTGACTTGTTGCGCCACATTTTCAAGCCATCTTTTCGAGGCGGTAGCACCACGCATCGGATGGGACGGATGCCTTGAAGTCTGCTTCAAACTGCTTGCCAGTGTTCATTCGTTATCCTCGGTTTTTTTGGCTTCTCTGATACGCAGCCTAGCAAGTTCGCTATTTGCATAGCGCAGTTGCCAGCTACCGAACCAGCCTTTGTGAACAAGTTTTCCGGCGCAGTAAACAAATTCCTGCTTCATCAAATCATCAAGAGAAATAATGTAACAGCCCGGCTTATACTTTCTTTTGCTCATCCCCGTTCACCTCTAAGCTCACGGAATATGAGTTGCTTTGTCAACGGGCTTTTCCATTTCCTTCATAATCCGCTTATGTTCTTCCACTGTCATGTTGTTCGGGTAGAATCGCTTGTCCACCAGTTCAAACGGTTGCATATAGTGGTCAAGAACATCTCGTGCTTCTTTTCGTGCTTTTTCTGCACACATTTCGATGTATTCATCTTCGGTCATGTTGTAATCGGTAATGCAATCTACAACCGAAGAAAACCTGCACAACAGGCCATTAGGCTGTCTTGCAATAAAAGCTCCCATTTATCTTTCACCTCTAAATTCACTTCCGAGAAACCGTTTCTTGCCACGTTCCCGGTGTTTGTCCTCATAATCACGGTGGTACACGCTCTGGCTGTGGTTTAGCTCATACACGAACGCTTTTTGCTCCTCGAAGTCTTTCTTCTCTGCCTTATACTTCTCGCAAGTGTCGTGGCAGTCTTGGTGGCGTGATGTGCAGTCTTTGCAACAGGTAATCATTCTATCACCCCCATTGGTCAGCCATTGCTTTCGCAATGCCAGGAAATGTTTTAGAGCGAGCCTTTGAACGCTCTGCCGTCGGCAGTCCGATCGTGTCCATATGCCATCGGCTATCACTGCCATTGCCGTTTTTGTAATATATAATTTCGGGTTCAACAGTGTTTGTTGGCATCAACGGCATCAACCCGCGCAACCACAAACAGGTAGCCTTTCTTTCACGCTCCCCAAACATATACGGTTGGATTATCTGAGTTGGCTTTTTATAATGTGTTGACATATATCCAATCGGATTTTCAACAGCAATTCTTTCAACTTTCGCATTGATAAAAGACATGAAGAAAGCAGCAGCTTCTTCCCGACGTTTGATTCTTCTTCGCGCTTTTTCTCCGTATTTACCAATGTTAAACCAGCGATTCCCGGCAACCGACAAGTATGTGCACGGCGGGTGTGCAATGAGCAAGTCCCACTTGCCAACGTCATGCGTTACTCCGTTCATCGTCACGACTTGCCCCCCCTCAACAGCCTTGAGCGCATCTCCGAGAATGTGCCACTCTGGATGACCGCCGGACGGTTCCTGAATGTCGCAGGAGTATGCTTCGTGTCCACGGGCACGGAAAGCCTTGCATACTTCCTGCGATTCCTCGCAGGCGATAAGCACTTTCATCTGTCCGCTCCTCCGTTCGCTCCCATGTGCTTCTTGCGGCCCCGCTCCCGGTGGCGGTCCTCGTGGTCGTAGTGGTAGACCTTGCCTGTGTCCAGCATCTCTCGGGTGTAAGCGGCTTCTGCGCCGCGCTGGCGCTTGAACTCGGCGTACTTGAGGCAGCTGTCGTGGCATACCGGGTGTCGTGCAGGGCAGTCTTTACACAGTGTGTTCATTTTCGGCCTCCTTCAGGCGAGAGAGCCAGCGATCAAGCTTTTTAAGCTCAATGCTCTCGATTTTCGTTCTAGCATTGTAAAAATAATCGGATTTCAACGCGCAACGAAGGCACAAATCGACGTCCGCCCATTCTTCCAAAAGATTTTCCTCGCACTCTGCAACGCTCTTCGGTGTCGGATTCGTACCATCCAGCGCACGACGCAGCTTCAATGCCGCTTGGGCAAGCTCTGAAGCCTCCTCCGCAAGTTGTGCGAGAATCTCTTCGCGAGGCAAATAATCCAGCACGCACTTACCCATTCTTCACCGCCTCCGTCCTTACAGGTTCAAATTCGTCAAACTCGGGGTAGAAGGCCCGAGCCCTGGAGACGGCAATATGCTCTGCCTCGCCTGGGTTCTTCGCTTCCACGATCCAGCAGTGGAGATCTGTGCCGCCCTCGTTGCGGCACTCCACTAAAACCCTGAACTTTAAAACCCTGAACTTACCCATTGACTGCCTCCAATCTAGCTGGGTCAGACGTGCCGCGCAGCCGGGCGGCTTCCCTCGGCGTTGTCGTAATGTCCTCCCGCGACTGCTTCAGGAACTCGACCCGGCGATAGGTCAGGTCCGGGGTCATGGCCAGCTCCTTCAGGCCGCCCACGCTCCCAGCGTAAGTTTTGGCCGCCGGTGGGAGGCTGTCATACAGCTCTTGCAGCTCTTCCGTGCCATTGCTACGGATAATCCCGCCCTTCTCGTCAATGCCGGTCACCATCGGGAAGTTTTTCCAGCTCATGTATTTCTGTGCCTTGCGGGCTGCATCGGCCAGCGCCTCCCACTCTGCATCCGGGTTGATGCACTGGGAAAGCTGCTTGTAGATATCGGCCACCGTGATGGGATAGACGCAGACGCGATTCGCGGCCAGAAACGCCCGCTTCACCACTTCGCCGGGATAATCCCGGAACTGATACGTCCACACGTCAAGGGTGGTTTCCATTTCCTCATCCGTGAGGGGTTTGCTGCCCAGCTTGTACAGCGTGAAGTTCATCCGTATCAGCTGGGCCGTTTCTTCTTTCGTCATTGCTCAAACCCTCTTTTTCTGTCCATGTTTGCCAGCACTCTGGTCAGCTGATCGTCCACGCTCTCGGTGGGCTTTCTTCCACCGGTAGCGCTGCCGGGCCGTGCCTGCTGCTGGCGGCTCTGGTACTGCTCATCGCTTGCAGCTACATCGCCAACCGTCTGAACACCTTCGCGTTGCCAACTGGCTAAGACTCCGTTTATGTAGGCCCACGACCGTTTATTTGCTTCCGCTGCCCGGTCAATTGCCAGCAAGATCAAGTCTGTGCCGCAAACCTGCCGCCAGCTTTGCAGCTTGTCCAGCGCTGAACGCGGAAAGCTGCCTGCAACTTCCTCGTACCGCTGAATAATCTGGGCGAGGTCTGCATCAGCTGCCGGGGCTTTCTCTTTGCTGTTATTTAAGCTATCTCTATTAGGATAGATAACAGTTTCAGTAATAGGTTCAGTTACAGTAGCAGTTACAGATACAGTTGTATCTATACTGTACCGATACTGTATAGATAGGGTATCTGCGCAGTATTTTCTGAACGCATCACTCTTGATGTTTTGCAGCGAATACTCAACGCCCTTCAGGCATTTGGGTGATTTCGACCAGTTGTATTTGTGCCAGTTAAGAAGCAATATCTCTTTCGTTGCCTTGTCATAGCGGATAACGTTGTGAACAGTTTCCATTCGGTGGATAAGTCGGTCTACGGTCTCTTCGTTGTATCCAAGCTCTCTGCTCGCTTGCCGCTTGCCCAGCTCATAGCATCCACTCAAAGTGGTGTGCGGATTGGTGAGAAGGTAGAGATAAAAGTATTTATCTTCCGGGGTGAAGTCATCGTCCACCTTCGGGTCTGACCAAAAGTTCGGCGAAACGCAACGAAAAATTGCCATCTGCTCACCTCCTTTCTCTCAACGGTGAATCAGAACGGCAAGTCGTCCGTGTCCGAAATCGGGCGGCTATCGTCGTCATATTCGGGTGCTGCCGCCGGGGTGGGTTGTTTTGCTGGTTCCGACTGAGAAGCGCTTTGCGGCGGCTTGGAGTCGGTCTCAAAGGGTGTCTCGTCCTCCACCGGTGCAAAGTCATCGGTTTCTGCCTGTTCGGCCGGCGGCTGCATCATGTCGATTGCTATCTGAACCCAGCTTGCATTGACAAGGCCTCCAACCACAACGCCATCAGCATCGAGATTCCAATAGGTCTTTCCGTTGGATTCGTGGCTTTTCAGCTCCCGACCAAACGCCACGACAAAATCTCCCTTGTGCAGCAGTCCATCCCAGCGGTCCAAATCGCGCCAGATGCAGCACTCCACGAAAACACTGTTCCACTTGCCGGAATCATCCTTGACGCTGTGCGCCTTGACACTCATGCTCAAGAACTGGTTTCCAGTCCGCGTTTCCTTGATTTCCGGGTCGCGGGCCAGCGCTCCGGCCACCATTGCACCAGTGCTCGTCTTGATAATCATTCGCCATCACCGCCAAACGGATCATCGTTGGTGTCGGTGGTTTCGGCTGCCAACGGTTCGGGCTGTTCTTTTTTCGGCTTCAGTTTGCGGGGCTGCATAGCGCCGATTTCGGGCTGCTCGTTCTCGACCTCGCGGCAGGATGCTTCTGCATCTACCGGAACCTCGCTCTCATCGTAGAGGCTGCCAAACGTGGCCGGGAAGGATTCGCGCAGCGCGTGGACGAGGGCCACCTTACGAATCATCGTTGCAGGCTTCGTTGCCCACAAGGACTTCTTGGTGTCGTATTCGCTCAGCTTCACTTCTTCGTAGAAGGGACGGCTGCGGTCCTTACGGTAGGCTTTGGCCCAGCCGCCGACCAGCTTCTCGTCCTCGTAGACGATGGATCCTTCGCGGTGAATAATCTCGCCAACTTCCGGCACGAGCACGATAACGCCAGCTTCAAATCCGTCATACTGCGGGTGACGCTCGGCCATCTTCATATAGCAGGTCTTGCCCAGCACGATGGTGGACGCGCTGTCGCCGTTCTTATTGTCGTAGTGGATAAGATATGCCTCTTTGGTAAAGGGGTTGAGGTGGTACTGCTTGCAGGTCTCCAAGAAGATGCGGCACTCTGCGAAGGTCGCATCTTTGCAGATGAAGTTCCGCACATCGTCAAAGGTGACGGTCAGATGCTGGCCGTCCATGCTCTCGATTTCGACCGGCTTAGATTCTGCGACCGGCTGCATCGCTTCGCTCTGCTTGACCTGAGCAGCGAAGGAGCGGCTCTGAACTGTGGTAGTGGTATTCGGCGCAGCAGCGCCAGCGCGTGAAGTGAAACCCATTTTTGTTACCTCCTAGAATGTTGAAGATTATTTGATGCTGCCGAAATCGAACCCGCGTTCTTTGGCAGCGCTGCGGAACCATGCAATGTCTTCTTTGGTGAACTCAACCCAGAAGTAATAGCGCTTGCGGGAGGAAGCCTCCTGCGCAGCGGCGAAGCTCTGCATCGCCTCCATGTCCAGACGGCCCTCCGGCGTGATGAATGCGGCGGCTTGCGTTGCTGCGGTGGCTTGCGCCCGCATCTCGCGTTCTTCTGCGGTCGGGGGAACAATTACCGGAGCAGCAGCCCGCGCCCGCTCTGCCGCTTCTCTGGCGGCCTCTGCGTCCCTCTGTGCCTGCCGGGACTTCTCGCGGCGGGTATGCTCGCGGACGGCCTCGTTCACGCTCAGGTTGCGCAGGTATTCGGTGGTGCAGGGTTCGACATCCTCTCCGCAGTTCTCGCGGATAAAGTCGAGGTCGCTGCGGATGTTCTCGATGGACTGGCACAGGGCCTTTTTTGCTTCCGCAATGGCGAACGTCTTGTTCAGCCAGCGGTTGTCCAACAGGCGTTCAAACGGAATGAGAGCTTCCAACTCGCCGATGTTGTCCCGGTAGATCAGGCGCAGGGTAGAAGCCTTTTCTTCCTTTTCGGCGGCCTCCACAGCCTTGACCTGTGCGTCAATCGCTCCGGAAATCTCCTTGCATTTGCCCTGCATCTCCCGGATGCTCTTCTGAAAGTCCTCCAGCGGGTCAGTGTAAAGCCGCTTGGCGGCGGTCAAAGCAGCAGCTAGCTGCTTGTCCCACTTGTTGACGGCAGCACGGTCGGCTTTGGCATCCTTGATGGATTCAGGCGTGTACACACGGCCTGTATAGGAGGCCAGAAGTTCGTCAAGGTTCTTCTGCACCTCATCCTTGTTCCAGTTCATAGCCGGGATCACCGGGCGCTCTACCCGGACGGTCAATTCATTCGTCATCGGTCAGTTCCTCCTCTTCTGGCTCCCGGTCGGGGGCAAAGTAGTAGTCATCGGGCGGCTCCATGGGCGGGCCGTAACGGTCAAGATCGAGACTGTACATCTCATTCATCCTTGTCACCTCCGTCATAATCCGGCGGCTGGCGGCAGAGCAGGGAGGCCTCCTCCATGATGCTGTTCAGGGTACTGCAGATGGTCTGAAAGGTGCTTTCCAGATCTTCGCCCACCAGCCGGGAATAGCTGGCCTTGCTGTTATCCCACGCCGCCCGCATCAGGCTGGCGCAGTAGTTGGCCTGCTCAAAATCTGCCTGGGCATCATCGTTGATGCGGGAACGGAGTGCCGCAACCTGTTTCTTCAGGTTGGCATTGTCTTTGGCCAGTTCGGCGTTCCGGGCATCGGCAAGGCCCCAGGCTTTTTCTGCGGCCCGGCGGTCAATCTCTTCCTCGTCGATGACCGCCGTGATGGGTTGCTTTTTCAAAGCGTCTTCGGCATTTTTGGCTCTCTCTTCGGCCCTGTCACGTTCAGCTTCGGCTTTCTGGCGCTGGAGGTTGGCCGCAATGCGGCTCTCGTCTGCATCGTGGTAGCTCTGCTGGAGCTTGGCATTCTGCTCGGTCAGGCCCTGAACATCCGCAAGGGCGGCATCCCGCTGGGCTTCGACATCTTGGATGTGGCTTTCCGCCCAAGCAGCCCGATTCTGGGCACCCAGCAGCTTGTCCCGCTCAGTCTCGGCAGCATCGGCGCGCTCTTTCTCGGCTTTGATCTGGGCAAGGGCTTCCTGATACTGCTTGTTGGTGGTGATGTCACCACTCTTAACCTGCTCCACCAGCTCTGCCGGGGCGCTGGGCTTTGCCACGGCATACAGCAGAGTGGGAGACAGCTCCTTCAGGATCTTCTGCTGGCGGGGGCTGCTTCCGTCCAGCAGTGCCGAGACCTGCAACAGCCGGTAAGCGGTATCCTTGGTGATGCCGATGGACACGCACCACGCCCGGAAGGTATCTTCTCCGCGATTGCCGTGTTTCGAGTTGTCGCACAATGCGACAACTCCGCACAGCGCATCATGGGCAGCGGCAATGGCATTGCCCATGTGGACAAGGCCACGCTCGGCCATCTGCTTGCCGTGGCGGTATTCGTTCTCCGCAAAATGCAAGTCTTCCACGGTCTGGTCGGTCAGGCCGGAATAATCAAACGCCGGGCGCATCGCATCCGGCACGGTGGTTAGGGGCTTTTCCTGTGCCGTCTGGGTTCCGGGGACTTCCGGCTCCTCTTCCACCGGGTCTACCGGTGCATTCTTGCAGGGCTTGGCCTCCCTGAGGG